GAGAGCCACGTCTTACTAATTCTTTAATAGCTAAATCCATTAAGAACGAAGCTTCATTAGCATCAACATGGAAATCAAAGTCTAAAGATCCATCAGAGTTTTGCACACAATTCTTTATAATCACTTAACCAATCCTTTCTAAAGTCTAACCACTTAAAGCCGTTAGCATCTGCCCACATCCAATAAGTTGTTTTACTACGTTTGTTAATTTTATTATCAGGATTCATAAATAAAAAGATAACAGTTGTATTAGGATTACAATCCCTAAACCATACCATCTTTTGTCTTGTATCTAAATCCAGTTTACCTTTTGCTTCTAGATAAATCTTTCTACGTCCTGTTCTAAAGTCAGGGATATACATTCGTTCTTTTTCAGGTTGTATATATTTAAACTTATCAGGTTCATATTTAACTGAAGAAAAGTTACTCTTCAGGATTTTCCATACTTGTTCCTCGAGTTTGCTCTTGAACGAGTTCATTAAACTTATCCTTCCAGTCTTCATTTTCTTTACGTCTAATCCATAATACACGACCATTCATTAAGAATTCTTCATCATTGCTGTATGCTTCACGAACAGCATTAAACATTTCTTGTTCTGTTACACAACCAGCTAGAATCTTTTCTGCTTTTTTAGGGCCAATCTTTTCAATACCTTTAATGTTATCAGAACGGTCCCCAGTTAAACATTGCATATAGAAATGAAGCATACCTGAATCATTGGTAACTTCTTGAAACTCGTCTTTAACAAAGTTATAGTGCCGACCAGGAATCATAAGTAGGTCTTTGTCAATAGAGCATATGATTGTATCCTCTGTTTGAGCAATACCTAAAGCGTCATCAGCTTCTTGTCCATCAATTACTTCTGCATTAAATGTAGCAATAAGATATTGTCTACATTTTTCAAGCCAGAATGGTTTCTCTTTAGGACGATGAGCTTTATACTCAGGGTATATTGTATACCTAAAGTTATTCTTTCCTGTTAAGAAGAGACGATACTCAGTTGCTTCAGTATTTACTAGGATATGATCTACAAGATCTTCTGCTCTAGCATATACAAAGTCTTCGGCATCGTCATCTTCTAACGTACAGGCAACCCTATACGCTACTATGTCAGCATCAATAAGAGCTTTCATTATAGAGGAAAGTCATCTTCCATTTCATTAATTGCATCAATGCCTGTTGATTTAGCAAAGACATAATCTTCGAATTGTTTAGCTACTGCTAATACTTCTTCTACTGATTTACCTGGACCTAGTAACTCTACAGCACTAGATAAGGATGATTGACGAACGATTAGCACTTGACGTGCAGCACGTTCTTCTTTAGTTTCATAGTTGCTACCAGTTACACGACCACCAGTTTGAGGTGCTGTTTTAGTTTCAGTTGCCACAGTTTTATCTCCTTCAAGACCAATCCACTGCCAATAACCAGCAGCATCTTTTTCAGTTCGTAGATTAATTTGATCACCTTTAGTCAAATCTTTAATGTGATTAAACACACTAGGATTACTAAAGGACATTAACTTTTTATTCTTTACTTGACCTTGATCATCTTTGTAAGTTACTTCAATTGATTGATAAGATCTGCCATTCTTTGCAGCATGAGTATTTGGTGCACCAACATCTATAATATTAATTAACATTTACTATCTCCATATTGCCCCAGTTAGGTCCTACTTGACACTCGACCCTCATGGGAAGATTAAAATCTACTCCAAACAATCTTTTAAAGTTTGCTGGAATATCCGTAAAACATTTATCAACAATCTTTACCATACTAGTATTATCGCATACTTCTTCATCAAAGTCAACAATAATTGAATCATGTACAGTATTGATTAGTTTAACATTTTTAATACCCTTAAGTCTGTTACTCAAAGATACTCTTGCAATTGCCATTAGGTCTGCACCTAGTCCTTGCACAGGGTAATTTAATATCTTTGTTCTAGGCCATTTAACTTGCCCTCCTCTAACATCAGGTTCATAGTAATAGATCCGTCCTGTTGGCATTGTGAGTTTTCTATCTCTTTTAGCGTCATTGACAATGTCAACATGCCACTCTCCGAGTCGTACATATTTTGCATAGAATTGATCAATAACACCTTGCCAAAACTTCTCTCCACCAATCCCTTTAAAGTCTGGATCTCTTGCATAACTCCAGGCTGACCCCCCATATATAAGTCTGAAGACGAAAGTCTTTGCGACCAATCTACTTGGTAATCCAAATCGTTCTTGGTTATCGCTATGTTGATCAACATTATTTAATATCTCCTTAATTGCTATTAGATCTTGACTTAAGTATGCAGCACAAACCCATTCCAAAGCTTTTGCATCAGCTTGTAACAGCATACCTACTCCTAAATAATTGTTTAATTTCTCCATCAAAGTTCTGCAAGTTAGGTTTACTAGATGACAGTCTACCTGTTCTTGCTACACATTGATTAAGTTGACCATATAGTTTATCTACAGGCCAGTTCATAGATGTTCTAAGTTCAACCAATCCTCTATAATAAGTTGTTAACCGTTTCTCTAGAGTTGCTCGGTCTAGTATTAATCTTACTAGTTCTTTAGCTTCTGCAGATCCACGTAAACTTTTAAGAGTTGATTCATCAGTTGAGAACAATCCTTCTTTATCTAACTCAGATCCTTTTAATGGAGTAATACGTCTATCAAAGTTTATTAGATGTTCTACCCATTTTTCTTTTGCCTGTCCTTTGCGATCTCCCGTTTTAAACAGGCCAATAACTTCTTTACGTTTTACTTTTATAATACCTCCGTAAAGTAAACAAGAGAGCTGCTCATTACTGGAAGGATTAAACTCAGGAAGATTATGATAGGAAACCAAAGCATTATCAAGATATTTAATTTGTTGTTCCAATTCTTTAGCAAGAATATTAGCTTTTGTTTCATCAAATAAAAGTCCATTGTATTCCATTTCTTCTAAGATTAGTAAGTCTTGGTTATGTAAACTGATTAACCTTTGCATAGGTTTTGTGCATAACGCAAATTCTTCCATTTGTTTATCAAATACTTTATGCGTAAGATGCAAATCACCAATTAGATATTCTTCTAGAATTTCTTTAGGGATATTAGGAGTGTCTATCTTGTTGCCCCAATACTCTGTAGCAACAACATCAAGCTTGCTACCCAAATCATAGTACTCAGAGACACCATTAAGACTTGGATAGGAATCTTGTTGTCCACGCAATATAAAATGTACCAACTGACAATCCCAAACACGTTTACCCACAAAGTTAATTCCATATTTGCGAAGCCAATGCAAATCAAACTTAATGTTAAAGCCAACCAGTATCTCAGCTTGATCAATTTCTTTTTGGATCTCCTCTAGTTTATGTCGATAAGGTTCATCACCATACTCGATAGCATAGCATTGAGTTTTGTCAGCATTGGATAACCCAACGTAACAAAGTTTATTAGACTCGTCAAATGGGTTACCCTTGTTACTGATTGTTGTTTCTACGTCTAAGACTAAGCTCCGCATTCGCCTCCACAACCACTTAATTTTTCAATTGTTTCTTCAATAGTATCACTAGGATTACCTAATGTCAATACATCTTCCACTTCGAATGGTGATAATTGTGGGTTTACATTTAATACATCTGCTGCTGTTGCATTAATAACTAACATTCTTTCTCCTTTTATAAGTCCTCATAACGAGCAATTTCAGGTTTGATTAGAACCTGTGTTGAACCATGCCTAAGATCAGGCATAGTATCTTCATCACCTATAAGTTTATTCTTACAGATGTTGAAGTATCTAGTGCGGGATGTGTTATCTTGTTCTTTACCAATCCCTAGAATCCAATCAGCTTCACCTTGTTTAGCTGTCTTAGATCCATCTACCATATCCATTGTTAGAAAAAGTTTCCCTTCCGCTTCGCCACTTGCTTGTGACACCGCGATGACGGGAGCGTACGTTTTAGATATTTCACGAGCCCATTGATATATTTGTTTAAGTTCAAGGTCATTACGATCTCCTTTGAATCCACGAATTTTATCTATCTGGTCAAAGATAATTAACGCTGGGTTATATTGTTTAAGTACAGATTCAATTCTATTTTTACTACTTGAATCCTCGAAATCTAGAATCTTAATTCTATTTCCTGTTAACTCTGAATAGTCTTGTTTGTTTTTTGTTTTGTTTCTAAATAACTCCTGCGTTGTAAGACCAAGGGAAGCTTGATAAACCCTAATACCAACTTTATTTCCTTGTTCTTCGTTGTTAAACCACAACACATCTCCATCAGTTTGGCTGACCATGTGAGTAATTTCAGACGCAAGAAATGTAGTTTTACCAGTCTCAGGCCGAGCAAAGATAAACCCAAAGTCACCTTTACGCAAGCTACCAAGAGCTTTGTTAAGCCATCTATTACGCCACCGTAAACCTGGTGTGGCAACCTGGCTAGAGTACAATGTATCCAAGTCCATATCAACTGGAGTAATTTCATCAGCCTCTACCTCCTGGTGTTCAAAGTTATTAAATAATTCTAGCAGTTCTGCTGTTGTTTTTTTACCTGATTCTACATCTAATGCCATTAATGCTACTTGTCCTGCTAAAGAACGTCTTCGATGTTCTTCTAACAGTCCAATGATTACTTCAGGATTAGAAACATCTTGATTGTAGACATCTTCTAACAGTGCTATTAATTCTTTTCTTTCATTATCTTTTAATAAATAATTACTATTATAAAATAAATCTAATTCATTAATATTAATTATATTATTATTATATTTAATATAATATAAATCTATAATATTAAATAATTTATATAAATCATTATAATTAATCTTAATATAATTTATGTTAACATACTTGTAATATTTTGTAAAGAGATTCCTGTCTGTACAAAATAACTTAGCTATTTGTTTCTCAACCATTCGTTGATTTCTCCTGTTGAATATTCTTTAGGATCTTTGGGTGTAATTATTACATCCGAATCAATACCTTTTTGTTTTAAATTTCTAGCCTGTTTAACAGCTTCAATTGCTTTATCCCTATCCAACCATATAAAAACTTTATTAAAGCGTTTAAGCATAGTTTCTGTAAGTTCTAGGGGTATTATAGAACCCAACAAAGGTATTACACATACATTTTTATTTGATTTAGCAATTTTAATAGCAGAAATTACATCTTCTACACATACAAGTATATCACCTAAGCCATAGAATATCAAGGGTTTTTTACCTTTAGATATATATTTAGGGCCATAGCCACTAAAGTTTCTACCTTGATGGTATTGAGGTGTGTTAACTAACACCAACATTTCTTTTCTAGATTCCCAACCAATGTGACTTAACTTTACATCGTCTTGAGTAATACCATATTGCAGTAGCCATTGCATTGCTTTTAATGGTATGTTATAATCTAATACTAACTCATCAGATTGCATCGCATCCTCACGGGGCTCTGACAATCTGCTTCGTATACTATTTAGATCATTCTTTTGTTTTTTATATCCACAACCAAAGCAATAGAATCCATCAGTATATTCTGCTAGATTATCACGGCTACCACATTTAGGACAGTTAGTATGTTGGATAAAAGACATTACAGATTTTCCTTAGGTAAGGTTAAGTGTTAATCG